AAAGTATACCCCCTCATTAGATTCTCTGTCGTTTAATGATTCATTAATTTTAACTTCAAAATTTTCTACAGCATAGTTACCTGATTCATCAAAAGTTCTTTTTGCAAAGTAATCTCTAATTAAATTATAATCAGTTGATTCTTTTAATACCTTAATTTCACCATTATCAATTCTTATGAGTTCAACAAAAGTTTTATCATCATAATCATTGATTGCTTTTTTTGATAATGTTGCTGAAATTTTTAATCTATCAGCACCAGGTGCTGCAAAGTTTGAAAATCCTTTAGCATTATCATATAATGACTTATCATCTTTAGCAGATACTATTTCCTCTAAAATTGTAAGTCCAACTCTGTAAGATGAAGTGTTTGTATATGGATCTAAAATTATTGAACTCTTTTCAATATTTACAAATGTTCCTCGTATAAAAAATACTCCTTCTCCTACAGAGACTATTGATGAAGTTGATGTAGCATCCTCACTTATTAAACTTGCTATAGTTTCACCTGAAGTGATTGTTGTATTACCATAAGTTATAGTATCTTCTAATATTAATATCTCACCATCTTCAAAACTAGATACTTCATTATCTGTTCCAGATGTTGTGTAATTTACATATAGAGTAATATCTGTGTATTCTGGACCATCTGTAGGGAAACGACAATCATCAATAGTAGCCACAACACCAGATGATTGACCTCTTATATTTTTACCATGTAACTGCTTCGTATATACAGTTACATCAATGCCTAAATGATCAGGATTTATTTTTACTGCACTATACGCATCATTGTAAGTAATATTACCAGGAATCACCATGGATCCCTCTTTGAACATATGACTACCGAAGGATTCTACCTGATTTTGTAATATTGATTGTAATTGCGTTAATTCTCTTGCCTGTACAGGAAAACCAGGTTTAAACAAGACACGATAAAAATTATCATTCTTATCGAAATCGTCAAAAAATGGGTTTATATTTAAATTCGTTTTCTGTGGCATTTTTTAGAATTCTAGAATAATTTTAACATCTTCTTTTTGTCTAGCATTTCTTGTAATCAGTGGGCGATTATCAAGATATACTATATCACCTGACTTTTTATTTATCTCAGGATTAGAGACCCCTTGTGTGAATTGTGTGTCTAATGATATTAGTTTGGTTCCTGTTGGATTGGTGCTAACACCTGTAAATCCAGTATCTATGGAACCATTGAATCCACTTGTACCACAATTAATTTGGTTAGTATTAGATTCAAAAGCATGAACTTTAGCAAAGGTAGATACTCCAACATAATCTGTAGTATCAAATGAAGTTTGATTTAAGAAACTTGATCTATCTTGAACAAACTTAATTACCTTAGTATCAACATCATATGCTGCAACAAATCCCTTCGCTGTTCCAGCAGTAACCACCTGACTGATTGTTTCACCAATAGTGGGTGTTCCATTTGCAGTTGATAGTTTCAATGCACCCACAGATGAAAATGTAGGATCTGTAAATAATGAAGTTGATCCAATAGATGTAGGATTCTTGAGAATACCTATTTGAGAAAAACTAGTATTAACAGGAAAATCATTTGTTGTTGATGTATCAAACCTAGCAAATACTAAAACTCTATCTGATCCTAACTCTTTATAGATGTCGTGACCATGACCCTTTGATGGTGGAATAATTGGAATCAAACTCGCTTTAGTAGATGCACTCGTATTACCAATCGCACCCAAATCAACCATACCGTAAGTATATCCTTTACCACCTGCAGATACCACTGCATTTGTTATTTTACCGTTTACAACATCAACAACTACTTTACCACCTGAACCATCACCAAGTATATTTACTTCTTGACCAGTGCCATTTGAGTATCCTACACCCTGATTTTCAATGTATACCTTTTTAATTTGGTTATTATTTACATCAGAATCACCATTGTCTCTGACTGCTACGATTTGAGAGTCAGTTGATGTTGACCAATTATTAGATACAGAGATGAAATCTGTTGAGTCAAATTTAATAATATCACTAGGAGATACTGTGAATAAGTATTTCCATTGATAACCATCACCACTAGTTCCTGCTTTAGATGGTTCTAAATCAGTGAATGTAGGTTCATCAAGTGACGCATTACCAGTTGTGTTAATACCAGAAGATCCATTATCAATACAAACATAAACTTTAAAATCACTATTCATTACATAGTAATTTGAATCATATAATCTTGCGGATCCTGTTATAGGTGATGTATTATTCAGATTGTAATCGTGACGATACATCTCATACTTGGTTCCTCTAGACCATGATATCTTTCTCACAAGTCTTCTTACATTATCTGAAGTGACTTTTTTACCAAAAGACATATTATCACCTACAAAGTTCATATAGTTGATGTTGTCTGTAGGACTTGGTGTATCAGTATTAAAATCTGTCTTTCTACCAAACCCTGATGTAGTTGGATTGGACAGACCAACAAACACATAGTAAGAATTGTTAGAGTCTGTAACGTTATCTACAAAATTACTTGCGTTTAATATTCTAAACTGATCTGTTACAATAGCGGCCATCGAATTGGGTTTTTTCTATATTTATACGTCAGAGACTGAGTTATTTACTTAATCCACCAGTATCTCTTAAACCTGTCCCCCGTCTCTGTAAAATTGGGAAGGTTGAAAGACCTGTACTTGCGGTAAATCCAGTTACTCCGATTGATATTGGAGTGCTAGATCTTGTGAATCCAGAGATCTTACCGAATGATAATGTTCCACAGGGATTAGTTGCTGAACCTGTTGTAGCAATACCTACAACACTGGTTGTTGATAATATATTACAAGTTAATATACCTGCGTTATTAACTCTTGAGAATGCATCTACTTTGTAGATGTTATCTAAGAATGTATTACCGACACCAACAATTGATAGATTGTGACCATCAATTGATGTAATACCAAAACCAGTTACTGTATCAGAAACTAGTACTCTATTATTTGCTGCTAGTGCAGAAATACTTGGATGAGTAACAAAAAATTCAAGTGCAAGAGGATTTCCACCGATACCTGTCGCTGTTTGAATACCAGTGATGATACCAGAGAATCCAGTTGCTACACCAGCGTTAGTAATATTTTCAAGAGATACACTAGGTAATGCAGTGATCACTTGTGGTGGAACTGAGTGTGTATATCCAAGACCAGGATTGGTTATATTTGCTGTTCCTGATAATACACCATTAACCACGCTTAGGGTGGCAGAAGCAGTGGTTCCAATACCCACACCGATTGCACTTGGAGCAGAGATTTTAACATCAACTGTTGATCCAGTGTATCCAGATCCACCACTACCAATAGTAAGTGCACTGATTGTACCTGCAACAGATACAGTCGCTGTGATCGCTGCTGCAACTGGATCACCTGAAGTATTTACTAACAATGCGTCAATACTAATAGGACTTCCTACTTCATAATCAAATAATCTACCATTGTCTACAAATATTTCTGTACCAGATGTGGATAGATCACTTATGATTCTACCTGTTGGATAAACTAATGGTTCAATAGAATCTCTTGCCTTAGATACTGCTTCACCAGCAATATTCTTATCAACTTTCTGTTTTGTCCAACTAATAGGTCTAGAAACTGTGCTAATACCCAATCCTGTGTATAGATTTGTCTCTACTTTATCAGATGTTGTGATATTGTATATTGTTCTAGGATCTTGATTAAGAGTATTTGGATCATTGTCTCTCTTCTTGAGAGTTAGAATATCACCTTGTTTTACAGTCTCTACAGTATTAACTGAAACACTGTCTGTGCCACGAGATCCTCTGTAGAAGAATATATCTACCTTATCATCCTCATCAGGTGCTTCACTAAAGGTAAATGATGTACCACCTTCAAATTGGTAATGTTGACCTGGTTCTTGAATTACACCATTAACAAATATAAGAAGCACAGAATTTAAATCTATTTCAGTATTATTTGTTTCAAAACTTAGTAACTCTTTGTTAAATTCGAGTGGGAATCTTGTCCTTGAACCATTTTGAAGGTTTTTAATTGAATCTACATTATCCAATTCACCAAACTGCCATGATGCAAATGAATCGGTAAATGTTTCAAGAACAGTCAACTCAAAGTCTTGAACAACTGATCCTAGTCCACGGTCAGTTACAAGTCCAACTGGTTTGAATACATCACCCTTTCTAAAACCATATCCTTGTCTAGCGATCTTAAATGACTTGACTTCACGAAGTGTTGATCCTATTCCCACTGTGCTTGTTGGACCAACATCTACAGTGATAAGTAAGTTTTTACCAGTCTCAGTTGTCGCACCAACGCCTAATCTTGATACACCAACAACTTCAAGATTCTCATATGATGGTTGTGGTATGTTGATCTGTGGTTGTACATAGCCAGTTCCACCGTTTGCAACTGTAAATGTAAGTGTTCCTCCCACACCCACTGTCGCATTTACAACTGCTCCAGTTCCTGTACCTTCTTCAACAACTCTTACTGCATAGTCAGTTAGTCTTATTTTATTTATTTCAGGGAAAGTTCCAATAAGAGCTTTTCTTATTGCATTATCTAGTGCACCAACTGGTCCATTACCTTCAGCTGCAGTATGAAAAATTTCATCATTAGTCTTAATTTTTATTGTCGCCT